CGGAGTGCGAGCGCGTGCGGGGCTTGCCCGACGGCTACACAGCGGGCGGCAGTGATACGGCACGCTACAAAGTGCTCGGCAACGGCATGGCGCAGCCGTGCGCAAATTATGTGATACGGCGAATCGTGGAGGTGACGGCAGATGCAAAAAGTAAAAGTTGAACTGTATCATGACAATTTCCAGAACTACAAGCGGTATGGAATCCCGTCGAAGGCGCAGCTGGTGATTGCGGACATCCCGTACAACATCGGCGAGGATGCATACGGGTCAAATCCGATGTGGTACAAGGGCGGCGACAATGCAAACGGCGAGAGCAAATTTGCGAAGAAGGCATTTTTCCGCACGGACAGCAATTTCAACATCGCGGAGTATTTCCATTTCTGTTCAAGGCTTCTCAAGAAAGAGCCGAAGGAGCGGAACCAAGCGCCGGCGATGATCGTGTTCTGCTCGTATCAGCAAATCCCCTTGGTCGTGGAGTACGGGAAGCGGCACGGATTCATGAAGTCGTACCCGCTGTACTTCATCAAGAACTATTCTGCGTGTGTGCTCAAGTCGACCCTGCGCAGCGGCGGAGCGACGGAGACGGCGATCGTATTGTTTCGCGACAAGCTGCCGAAGTTCCGCAACGTGGATGCGGCAGGGAATAAGCGCATGGTGTTCAACCATTTTGAATGGAAGCGCGACAGCACGAAAGTCTATCCGAAGATTCACCCGACGCAGAAGCCCGTGAATCTGCTCAAGCAGCTCATCGGGATTTTCACGGATGAGGGCGACGTGGTGATCGATCCCGTCGCGGGCAGCGGTGCGACGCTTCGAGCTTGCATGGAACTTGGGCGGACGTGCTATGGATTTGAGATCGACAAGAACTTTTATCGGCAGGCGACGGAGAAGATGCTTGTCCTGCCGGATGCAATGCAGGGAGAGTTGTTTGCGATGTGAGCATCAAAAAGAGCGGCAGAAACGCCGCTCTTTCGGTGCGTGTATAGATAGGGGGAGGAATCTGCATGGAACACGGCGACTGCATCAAGGAAACGAAGCGCATACTGGGACAGTACAACAAGATGAAGGTCGCCGTGCAGAATCTCGCGGAAGAAATCGAGGCGCGAACGTCCGCCCTGCAAGGCGAGTCTGTCGCCATCGCCCGCTATGGAGATGAGCCAATAGGAGGCGCGGCGGAGCTGACCGCGACGGAAGCGGCAGCGGCGAGGCGCATGAGGGCGGCGGCAGACATCGAGGAGATGCAAGAGCGCAAGAAGGAAATCGAGCGGACGCTGCGGGCGGTCGATCGTGCGCTTGCGTGCCTCTCGGCAGAAGATGAGCGTCTCGTGCGCGGGCGGTACATCGACGGGTATGCCTGGTGGCAGGTGGCGCGGGATGCGGGGTATACGGAAAAGTGGGCGCGTGACAAGGGCGGCAGAGCTCTTCGTGATGTGGCGTTGATGGTGTTTGGGGTGAGTGGAAGACCATATCAAGTGAAACTTTTATTTGACTAGTAAATGAGATCGTATAAATAGTATAATAACCTTGTGAATGAAAATATGGGAAGGTGCGTACTGTGGAAGAGTTAAAATCAAATAATCAATTTTCTTGATGTAACTGAAACAACTATGATGAGATTATATTTTACACGTAAGGCGAAAACAGGATATGTAACATTTGCTCCTAATATAGAACGGGGGTTATTAGAAGATTTATTAGGCTTGATACAATCCTTTTTAGAAGAAAGGCGAGGATATAATGTAATAGATTATGATCCTGTGGTTTATCAAGACCAGTCTATCGAAAAGTGTACGGTGAATTATGTCGGAAATTATGATGAAGTTTTACAAAGTTTTTTGCATCCTGATAATGTAGATACATCACTTTCTCCTGATAAATTAACTTTTTATTGTTTGGAGATCTGCAGAGGCAATGACGTATGCAGAATGTATCGACGAGTTACTAAATTTCGTAGACTTACTACGAAAGGAATAGTAGCATACTTTTCTGGAAATAAACTAAATCGAATGGAACCTCAAATGTTAGGCATAGATGGATTCGTTGACCTGATTGAACTTTCGGGGAATTTGTATATAATGAACCATATATCGCTTGAACGTATTTTCCGATTAGAAGAAAAATTTTCAAGTAGAGCTAGAGCGGCACTAGCTTTGCTGGGAAGTACTGGTCGTATATATAATTTTGAGCAATTTGAGGAAGATTGTTTGGGGGATCAAAGGTATCATAAGACACTAAGTAAAATGTTGGATGGCAATGAGGATTTTGGAAGAGCTTTTGATAATTTTTCGAATGTACGTGAAGTGATTGAGATGTTTAACTTGGATATCGATATTGAAGATGGCGAGATTCCGCAAATACGTTATGAAGATAAAAGTCAAAGAATGGATATATTAAGGATTATCAATGATGCTTACTACAGAAGCATTATTAGAGAGCGTACAGGTATTGACGTATTAAGATGATTAAAATGAGGTGATGGTGATGAGAAAGTCAGCTTGGATAATGCGATTGCTCATGTTCATTTCCTCCTATTTCCCCCTGTATATTTTGTTATTTATCTATCAGTTTTGTGAATTGAGATGTCTGTTCGGAAGGATACAATCATGTGAAAGTATCCGTAGTTTATTTATAGAAAATATTATAATCATATGTGTTGTTTTGTTTTTGGTTTTAGGTGTGATTATTTCATTACTCAGCATTGTTTTATTGAAAAAGTCATGCTCAGGGAATGTATGTCATGTGGAGGGGGTAAAACGAACAGATGACAAAGTAATGGATTATGTATTCACCTATATCTTACCTATTCTTAGTTTTTCACCAGATAATCCGCCAACAGTCCTTGTAAACGTACTGCTTTTTTCGTTGTTAGGATATTTTATGTAAAATTGAATTTGATATTTATAAATCCTCTATGGACGATGTTTGGATATGTTTCATATGAATATAAGGATGGACATATAATTACGGATATGAGCATAGAAGATCTTCGAACAAAAACCGCGGTAAATGGAGTTTTTTTAGCAAATGGTATATTTTTGTCTCATAGTTGTGAGAACCAAACAATCTTTAGGTAAATACTGTTTTTATACGCTGTGGATAACTCACCCTGATTTCCAACATACATTTTAACAGGCTTTTTGTTCCCTTTTACTTCCTTGTTTTCGCCGGAATCACATGCTATACTGGTAGTATCAAAAATTGCATACGGGCACAGGGGCGTCGCGTAGGCGGCGTCCTTTTTGTATGCATGGAAAGGGAGCGGGTGCGTGGGCTACAACGTGAAAAGCGTGCGTGATAATTTCAAGAAAAGCGGCATCTTTTACACGCCACGCCCGTTGGCTGAATACATGCGATCGTTCCTGCCAGAGAAAATCACGGAAGTTTACGACCCGACATGCGGACATGGCTCGCTTCTTGAAATCTTTCCCGATACCGTGAAGAAGTACGGGCAGGACATCAACCCTGAGGCGGCAGAGGCGGCGAGAGCGATACCGAACAGTGAGATCGTTTGCGATGATACGCTTCTTGCTCCTGCTTTCGTCGGCAAGAAGTTCCGTGCGATTATTGCCAATCCGCCCTTCTCCGTGAAATGGTCGCCCGACCTGCTGAAAAACGATGCGCCACCGCCGTCTAAGGCGGACTTTGCTTTTCTGCTGCACATTCTCCATTATCTGACGGATGACGGCACGGCGGTCGCAGCGCAGATGTTGTTATCGTTGTAACGGCGTGATTTTTCCATTTTTGCAGTATTTTATAAACGTGCCTTTATTATTTTTATAAAATTGGCGGGTTTTATAAAAATATTCCTTGACTTTTGCGCGTGCATAAGTTATACTATAAATACAGCAAGGGAAACCAAGCGAGTAGGCGGGCAAGCGCAGAAGGGAGGATAACATGGACACTATGGGCATGACAGATACGCAATTTAAGGGATTCGTCAGTTTCCTTCTCGATGATGTCGAGGAAGTCTACGAGAGACTGGAAAAGGAAACACTCCAAGACCAAGAGGTTAAGGAGAAAGTCAAAAAGATTGCGGATAAACTCGAACGCATCATGAAGGATTGAATAAGTGAAAAGGGAAGCAGGGCGGACTTGCCGCCGCCCTGCAATAGCCCTGATATACGGCAAGGTGAAGGGCGGTGCGGCGTATCGAGAAAAAGAAGATGGGCAGACCGACGACGAACCCGCGCACGGGGCAGATCAACGTGAGATTATCCGAAAGGGAGCTTGCGTTGCTGAATGAATGCGCCGAGCGCATGGGGACGACGCGGGCGAATGTCATAGCGCGTGGCATTGAGACGGTGCATCGCGAGTTGGAAGAAGCAGAATAAGGAAAAGGCAGTTGTTCGGGATTTCCGAGCAGCTGCCTTTTTGTGTACACGAAAATAAGCAAGGACGGTGGTGAGCATGTAGCATGGCGAAAGGGCAGGAGAATCTAAAACCTTTGGATGAACGAACAAAGGACGAACAAAGGAAAATCACACAAAAAGGCGGTATCGCGAGCGGCAAATCCCGCCGCCGCAAGAAGGCGCTCAGAACCGCGCTCAAAGAGGCGATGGCGATGCAGCTCAAGGAACTGCACCCCGACATGCAGGCTGCGATCATGAAGGCGGCTAAACTCGGCGATGCGGAAATCACTGTGGGCGATGCTGTCTGGGGAAGCCTTATCCGCAGTGCGTGCGGCGGCAATTCACAGATGATGAAAATCTTGCTCGACGTGTCGAACGAGTCGCCCGACGTGCGGCTCAAGGAGCGTGAGCTGAAGATGAAGGAGCGGGCGCTGAAAGAGGACAAGGGCGGCGATGCCGCGCTGATGCGGTTTGTTTTTGAACGAGGTGAGGGAGAATGAGCAGCGCAGAAGAGAAAGTCGTGAATATCGCAAGCCTCATTGCGCCGAGCTTTGACGGCATCTTCTTTGATGTGCAGCGGCACAAATATACGCATTACTGGCTGGCAGGCGGACGCGGCTCTACGAAGTCGAGCTTTGCATCGCTCAATGTCCCGCTCGGCATCCTGCAAAATCCCGACTGTCACGCGGTCGTACTCAGAAAGGTTGGCAACACGCTCCGAAACAGCGTCTACAATCAAGTGGAGTGGGCGATTCATGTGCTGGGGTTGGCGGATGCGTTTGACGCTCGCATTAGTCCGCTCTCGTTCACCTATAAGCGCACGGGGCAGAAAATCCTCTTTCTCGGCGTGGATGACAAAGAAAAAGTCAAGTCGCTAAAACTGCCCTTCGGCTATGTCGGTGTCGTCTGGATCGAAGAGCTTGACCAGTTTACGGGCATGGAAGAGGTGCGAAGCCTCTTGCAGTCGCTCTTGCGCGGCGGTGAACGGTACTGGGTCTTCTGCTCGTTCAACCCTCCCAAAAGCCGCAACAACTGGGTCAATGAAGAGGCGCGTTTCGACCGAGCGGATCGTATCGTGCATCAATCGACGTATCTTGACGTGCCGCGCCGCTGGCTTGGCGAGCAGTTCATCTTAGAAGCGGAGCGGCTCAAGGAAAAGAGCGAAGTGCTTTATCGTCACGAATACCTCGGCGAAGTCACAGGTACGGGCGGCAGCGTCTTTGACAATGTAGAAGAGCGGGAAATGAGCGAGGAAGAAGTCGCCGCCTTTGACCATTTGCGGCATGGTCTGGACTTCGGCTTTGCCGTCGATCCGCTCGCTTACGTCGGTATGCACTACGATGCAAAGCATGAAGACATTCAGTCCGCCGACATCAGATATCCGGGCTGAAATAATAGCAGGCGGGGGGCAGAGCTTTTTCTGCCGCGTGCAGGCAGGCGGATGATCGGCGCAGACAGCGCAGAGCCGAAGTCGATTGACGAGATGACAGACTACGGACTCAACGTGCTCTCCGTCAAGAAAGGTCCCGATTCCGTTGACTTCGGCATCAAGTGGCTGCAAAGGCTTCATCACATCTACATCGACAAGCGCCGCTGTCCGAACGCCTACCGCGAGTTTATCGGCTACGAATACATGCGCAACAAAGACGGGCAGTTCATCTCCGCGTATCCCGACAAGGACAATCATGCGATCGACGCCGTTCGCTACGGGCTGGAAAACGATATGCTGCTTGCCATGCCGCCAATCTTCGGGCGGCATAAACTGTATTGAGGGGGCAGAACATGACAGACAACTACGAGCTTTTGCGTGACGCATACACAGGGGGCGGCGGCTTCGAGGACGGACGCTACCTCTTCATGCACAGCCGCGAAGAGCCGGAAGATTATCTTCTGCGAAAGAAAATGGCGCGATACTCGAATTTCGTCAAAGTCATTATCCACTCGCTGACAAATCCGATCTTCAAAAAGACCATCGTGCGCGACTTCGACGACAACGAAATGCGCAAGCATTGTTTCGAAGACGTCGAGGGCAGCGGCACGACGCTGAACGCCTTCATGAAAAAGGCGGCGAAGATGGCGCGGCTTTTCGGGCGCATCTTCATCGTCGTGGACAACTTCGCGGCAGAAGAACAAGCCGTGAACCAAAAAGACGCGCTCGAACAGCGGCTGTTCCCGTATCTCTATCCGGTCTATCCCGAGCAGGTCACGGACTACGAAACCGACCGCGCCGGACGCTTCGTCAGCCTTTCCTACAAGCTGACGACAAAGAGAAGCAAGCATGATCTCTCCGGTACGGGAGAAAAAGAAGAATGGACATGGACGGAAACGACATGGAGCTGCAAGAGTGAAGGAGAAAACGGCGAGACGCGCACGGGCGAACACGGTCTTGGCATCTTGCCCATCGTCACGCTCTCGGCAGCCGACGAGGACGCCGATACGCCGCTTCCTGTGCCGAGTATGCTCCACATCGCCCGCGCCAGTCGCGACGTATACAACCGTGACAGCGAAAAGCGCGAGATACTGCGCAACCAATGCTTTCCCGTCCTGATCTATCCAGCAACGCGAAACGCCGCCGCCGCGCTGAAGCAAAAAGACGAAGACGGCAAAGAGATCGGCTTGACGCTCGGCACGGGAAACATGCTCGTCACAGACGGCGAAGCGCACCACTTGCCGACATTCACCGCCCCGCCGCTGGAGCCGGTGCCAACATTAACGCAGGACAACAAGGA